CGTATAGTTAAAGCTTGTCGTTATTTATTAAATAACTATTTCAATATTATTCCAAATATTATAGTTGATACAATTGTCATTGTTAATCCAACTAAAGATTCATATGGTATAAGTTTAAGTCTCTCTTTCATATCCATTGAAACACTTCCACTAATATTAGTTTTAACAAAAAAAGACTAGGGAAACCTAGTCTTTTTCTATTCTTAATTTAAATCTACTATAACTTCTCCACCGGTTAACAGCGAGCTATTAAACTCTAATTGTAATCCTGTAGCTCCTTTAGGTACTTCAACCACATATTCCCCTGTCATCTTTCTACCTGGTCCTACTTCACCATCTAATTGACCATTTTGGTTTTCTGTAAATGCTTGATTGTATGCTCTACCATCTTTGTCTACAACTTTAAACATTATTACAGAAGATATCGCTTGAGCTTCTTTTGATATATTTTCTATTGTAATATCTAATTTTAAAAATTCATTGCCATCTTTAGGTTTTACAAATTCTCCACCATTTTCTGTTTCAACCGAATTGATAGTTATCTTGAAATCTTTAGTTTGTATAGTATCTCCAACTTTAAACGTTTCTACCTTATTTTCTTGTTGTTCTTGCTTTTGACCTTCTACTTTTTTAGGCGTGTCGTTTCCACACCCTACTAATGCTCCTGAAATAACCATAGCACTTAATAAAACAACTAATCCTTTTTTCATTGTTTTGTCCTCCTAGAAAATTATTCATTAACATTATATAACATTTCTGTTAATAGATAAAGTTTCCACCTTATTTATTATTAATTATAAGATGTTATAATATAAAAATAGTGAGGTGTTAAAATGAATATAGGAAAAAACATAAGAAAATTTAGAAAATCCAAAGGTCTTACTATTAAAAGTTTATCTAAACAAAGTACAGTTTCTAATGGTTATATTAGTGATTTAGAAAATGGGAAAGAAACTAGACCATCACTTGATATATTAGGTAAGCTAGCAAAAGTTTTAGATGTACCAGTAGTTAAATTATTAGAAGAAGATTCTCAAAGTAATACTAATACTATAGAAGAATATTCTCCGAATGATACTAATATAGATATTAATTACAATCTTAGTCATACTAATTATAAGTTTATTCAAAATGACAATTACGCTAATGCTATAGCTGGATTAAATACTTATATAAATTATGTAACTAGAAAAAATAAATGTGAACTTAATGATATTGACTCAGAAGAAATAATTGAATTAATTGAAAGTATAGTTCTTACTAAAATTAAATTTTATAAAATGAAAAAAGGCTAGACAGGTTTATCCTATCTAGCCATAAATAATTAAATCTTCTTAACAAATTCAGCATTAACAAATCCAACTTTACCATTTTTAGTTGTTACTCTATACCATCCAATAAAATCTTCATCTACCCAATCAATTCTAAAAATATCACCTGCATTTATCTTATCTACTATTCTTGAATTCAATGATCCTTCTTCTCTTACATTTAAGAATGTACTAACATTATGAGTAGTAGCCATTTGTAGCTTTTCTACATAATCAGCATTTACATATCCAACTATTCCATTATATTCAACGTAATACCAACCAAGATAATCTTCATCAACCCATTTTATTTTAAACTTCTCATTGGCTGGTATTGAACCAATTACTTTAGAATTAGTAGTTCCTTTAGCTCTTATATTTAATTTAGTGCTTACATTTTTAGTAGTAGCATTATCTAAAGTGAAATTATTTGAATCAATGAATATTCCATTGGTAAACTCATTCATATCACATCCACCACTTACACCAGCTACATTTCCATTCTCTGAATATTGGAATCCAACCCATTCGTTCCATATGTTATTAGCTCCTGGAGTATTTACACCATAATGAGCTATCCAAACATGATAACTTGATAATCTACTATCTAAATTATTATTTGCAAAACTTGTATAAGTATATACAACAACTTCTTTTCCAGTAAGTCTTTTTACCTCTTCTAAGAATTCTATACACATAGAAGTTAAATCTCTTGCTCCTACCCCTTCAGTAGTTTCTATATCTAAAGCTAATTTACAATCATAATTAACTGCTCCTATTTCATTTAAATAATTTACAAAAAAATTTGCTTGATCCTTGGCTCCTTTATTAGCTCTAAAGAAATGATAAAATCCTACTCTTAATCCTTGCTCTTTCGCTCTCTCATAATTTTGTTTAGCATATTTATCCTTAAAGTAATTACCTTCTGTAGCTTTAATATAAACTACTTCTACACCATCATTTTTTACACTTTTAAAATTTATATTTCCTTTCCAGTTTGATACATCAATTCCTTTTAAATTATTATTGTTTCTACTTTGCATTATTAATTCCTTCTTTCTTTTAAATTTCTATAATTAAAGGCAATAAAAAAAGACTATCTCTAGTCCTATCTATTACATTGATAAACTATTTGTTTTCCACTGGCACATAGTTTGATATTGCAGCTAGTTTACTTTCTAAATCAATATTCTTAGACTTAAGCTCTTGGTTTTCTTCTTGTAACTTCTTTAATATCTCTGAATTTTCTAAAACAGCCTCTTTCCCTTTATTAACTTCTCCAGCAATACTTTGTCTTAATTCTTTTACATCTGTTGGTGATAACTCTGGAAACTTATCCATCATCATTTTGTCAAATTCATAAGCTTTAGAACTTAATTTCTTTTCTACTGATTCTGTGATACGGAAGTTTTCTTCAACTACATTCCACACTTGCTTTGCTATATCTATATACTGTTTATTTTTTATTATCTTTTCTTCTAACCCACTTTTTTGTAATTTACTTTCTAATACTTTAATTACTAATTTTAAAATTGTTTTTAACATTTTAATTCCTTCTTCCTTGATTTTATTTATAAAAAAAGAATCATAATTTCTTATGATCCTCTTTATCTTCTTTAAGTTGTATTAACGCATTTTTTAATTTAGATGGTACTGGTACGCCTAATTCACTTGCATTTTCTATAATACTTATACCTTCATTTGCTATGTAGAAATAACATACTAAAGTTCTAAATATCCAGTTTCCTGTATTTAAAAGCCTATCTAACATTACAGCTACTATAAGAATAGTAAAAATTACTCCCTTTCTTGCTATTCCTTTAAGTCCTATATTGCTGCTTAAATCTTTATTAACATAACCTTTAGTAATACCAGTAATATAATCTAAAGACATTAAAACTATAAGTATAACTAAAGGGGTATCCCATGCTCCTAATAGCCATGTAAATAAAGTTCCTATTGCTACAATACCCATTTTTAAATAATCAAATATATTTTCCATTCTTTTATCCTTTCTTTTTTCTATAATCCTGCTAATTTTGCATCTATTCTATCTAGTCTATTAAGTATAGTTACTGTATCAAAAGCACTTCGATATAGTTCTATATACTCTACACGACCTGTTTTTGTATTTGTTATTTGTAGATAATTTCTTCCATCAGTACCTCTATAAAATGCAATTTCATCTATCATATCAGAAGAAGATTGATTATCTTTAATTCCAAATTTACTATGGATTAATGGTACTCTCCATCCTGATGTGTGAGGTGACATCATCCATGCTTCCCTACATCTAAAATATTCTAAATATGATTCTCCATTATTTACTGTAAGGACACCATTTTGCTTCCCAGTTCCATTAAGAGCTATCATAGTTCTACCTTCTATTGTTCCTGAAGTTATGTGTGCATTATTTATAGTAGTAACATTAGTACTTCCTAAATCTCCAACTGTAACATAACCTTGTAAATTTATTCTACTAGCATTGATTTTCACAGATTCGGCACTTTGATTAATAGTTGATATTATATCTCTTCCATTAACCTTTTTAGAAACTTCTGTATTTATTCCTTCTACTGTTTGAGTTATTGATGAACTAAATTTAGAAAAATCTAAAGGATTAGATTTATAAGGTGTTGCAAATTCCCCTTCTTCTAATTGTAGATTACAAACCCAAACTCTTCCTACCGAACCACCATAATTATAAAAACTTACATCTGTTTCTGTAGCTCCTGAAGGTAATTTAAATTGAAATACTCTTTTTTGCCAGCTATGTTTATTTACTGAAGAATCAAATAAAGTTATATATTTAGTTGCTCCATTTAGTTTATAGTAAATTCCTACCCACCAACGACTTATATCATCTGTATATTCTTCAAAACTTAGTGTATATGTTACTTCTGTTTTCAATGTAGCTCTTTGCCAAAGGGTTCCTTCTGTACCAATTCTATTATTTTGGATCATAACTCCTACATAATCTTTCTCTTGGTACTTATCAAGTCCAACATATTGATTCTTATTCCAGTTGTAAAAGTTATTTAAGAATTCTGTATTAATTAATAAATTTGTACTACCATACTTAATATGACTATCTATTTTTTCTAATTTAGTACTTATACTATTTTTTAAAATGTTAAGTTCTGAATTTGTACTGTTAATACTAACTTCTAAAGAACTTGTCTTACTTTCAGTAGAAGAAACTCGATTAGTTATACCACTTAAACTTGTTTCTATACTTGCTACTTTATTGTTAATACTGACTATTTCTTGCTTACTAGCCTTACCATTCAGATTAGTTTCTAAAGTTTGAGTTTTACTTTCTGTAGCACTTACTCTTTGTGTAATTCCATCTAAACTAGCTTTTATAGTTGCAACTCTATTATTAACTTCTGTAACTTCTTGTTTAGATGCTTTTCCCCCAAGATTTGTTTCTATAGAATGTGTTTTAGAATTAATAGAATTAATTTGAGTTGTTACACTATCTCTAAGTTGAGTTACATTAGAAGATACATCAGATATTTTAGAATCTACTATTTTTATACTATCTGTAACAAGAGTATTAACGTCCTCTGGTGCTGGTGACCAATCGGTAGCTTTATTACCTTTTTCTAATTTAATTAAAGCTATATCAACAATTGCTGAACTATCTCTTAATAAAAAGTGTATTCTTTCTCTTGCATTAGCTCTACTCCACACAAAAGTGTATGATATCCTTTGGAAGTTATCAGTGCAAGGTTTATTAATTGCATAATCTAAGCCTGTAATAGCATCTAGTTTAATATGAAGTAAGAAACTTTTTAATTGAGATGCTTTATTAACCCTTGCTAAGCAACTCGCTGTATATGTTTGACCTTCTTCCAATTCTACATATTGTCCAAAAAACCATTGAGTTCCTCTCATTGTAGCATAATTTAAATTGTTTTCTGTTGTAACTAAGCTTTTAAAGTTATCAAACCAATTTTTAGATTTTGTACATACTTGTAAGTCACTATCTAAAAATAAATTTCTTCCACCTATAATAATATTAGAAATTGATTTATCTACATCAGACTGTGAAACTTTACTATTAATCCTATCTGATAAAATATTTAAGTTGCTCTCTACATTATGAACTTTAGAATTAACTGTAGTTATCTCTGCATTAGTATAGCTCTTAGCACTATTAAGAGCTTCTATAGCTTTAGATGTAGCAAAATTCTTAGCAACATCCAAATTAGAGTTTATTTTACTTGTTAAATCTCTATTTATATTACTTACATTAGTTGTAATACTTTGAGTTGTAGAATTTAAATCTTGAACACTAGCTTTTATACTATTATGTTCTTGTGTAAGTTTACTTTCCACTATACTTATTTTATTTGTTACTGTTTTAATATTATCTAAAACATAATCTGGTGCCATGCTCCAACTATCTGAAGAAGTTGCTCCTTCAACCATTTTTACAAATTCAATGTACAAATCAAAGTCATATCCTAAGTTGCTAGTAATAAATCTAAACTGTCTTTCATTTCCTACTTGAGTTGGATTAAATGTAAATTTAAATATTTGCCATTCTGTAGTTAAGCTTAATTCTTTACCAAACACATAATTATAGCTATTACCATCACAAATATTAAATGTTAAAATTTGATTTTTTGAAGCCTTTAACTTACATACAACTGTATATTTTTTAGAAATGTCTAAAGGTTTATTAAGCAAACTATTATTAGAAATATAACATCCCCAAGAAGCATAATTAGTAAACTTAAATTTTAATATTCTATTTTCTATGGTTAAATTATTTGAACCATTTGTACAGCTCCAATGATCTGTGTCTTTAAACTCTCCAGAATTTAAAATCATATTTACATCATTAAATTTTATATTTTGAATAGATTTATCTATATCTGATTGAGAAACTTTACTTTCTATCTGACCTTTTAAAATATTTATCTCGCTAGTGTTTTTATTCAAATGAGTATTAACATTAGTAATTTCTGAATTAACAAAAGCTTTAGCATTATTAAGAGCTTCATTAGCTTTACTATCAGCGTGAGAATTAGAACTATTTATAGCTTCTTCCTTAGCTCTATTAATATTATTATTTATAGTAGTTGTACTCTGAGTAAAAGTTTGTGAATCTACTTTAAACTTTAATGCATTATCTAAAGCGGTTAAGGAAGCTTTTTGACTAGATAGTTCTTTGCTATGCTCTGTAATAGTATTATTTTGTGTAGATAATTCTACATCTAAAGTCCTATCTCCTATTTGAACCTTAGTTCCTTTAATAGTTTCGGTTCCATGGGTATTAACTTCTCTAATCACAGAATTTATATCTAGCTTATTACCACTTATATTAGCATTATCTGCAACCTTGTTATTATCTATAGCTCCATCTGTGATACCAGCGTTATGTACACCATTACCATCTAGCATTACAGTTTGGCCATCTTTAGCTCTAACTAATAATCCATATTCTGTAGTACCATCTGCTCTTCTATACTCTCCTAAAATAACTCTATTAACATTATTTCTATTAATAAGAATCTGATTACCTACAATTTCTATAGTTCCATCTGCACTAACAATTTTATGTTTACTGGTAATAAATTCTCCAGCTTCTAATTTATTTACAGATAATGAGCTTATTTGAGCTGAACCAATAGCACCTTCTGCAATTATTCCACTTCCTGCAACTATAGAATTAGCTTTAAAATTTTCTGCTGTTAAATTTCCTGCAAGAGCATTTTCTATACTAGCTGTTTTAGATTCTAATACATTTATTTTTCCAACTGCTGCGTTTAAATCTGTTATATTAGCTTTACCAATTATAGCTTGTTGTAAATCTGCTCTTACAGAATTTAATTCGATAATACTAGCTTTTTGAGAATTTAAAGTAACTATATCAGCTCTTATCGCTGTTAAATCATCTGTATATAACCTCTGTATTTTAGCATCAACAGCTGTTAAATCATTTATACTAGCCTTATCTATTAAAGCCTTTTTTATATTTGCTTGTTCAATAGAATATCTCTCCATTGATTGAGCAACTGATCCTTTACTATCAAAGCTAGAATCTTGTCTAGTTTTTCCTTTAGCCTTTACTTCTGATGAAATACCATTCTTATAGGTAAACTTTTGCTCCATTATTAAAGCATTATATTTATTCCCATTTAAATCAGTTAAATTTAATATATCTCCAGCCATTATAGCTGGGTTACCTTTCCACTTAGCTGTATATGGTATATATTTAAACCCATTATATTTAGTATATATATCACTTAAAATTTCTTTAGTTATTATTGGATTATTGAATACAATTTTGTTTCCATCATCTGTACCAGTACTTAATTCTTCTTCACCTTTTTTTGCTATTACTTTTTTTATAATACACTCATTAGCTTCAATATCTAATTTAAATAAATTATGAGGTGTCATTTCCTGCTTTACTACCTCATAATCTCTAATTTCTAAGTCACCGATTCTATTAAATCTAGCAAATGAACCACAAAGGGAAGCTATAAATCCTATAGCTTCCCTTAATGAATATCCCTCTATTTTATTAACTCTATAATTAGGTAATTTACTGGCTAAATTAACACCTGCTTTTTTGCATATTTCTTTAGCAATATCATTTATATCTGCTGGATAAGATAAATCTGAAAAATATACTTTTTCTAAGCCTAGCATATTATCTACACACTCAAGGTTTATAAATTTTCCTTTTACACTAGTCTTAATTACATTAAATACACCTAAAGGTATATATTCTATATCATCTCCTATATATAATCCTACATATGGTTTTACAATAGCATTATCAAATATATCTCCTGTATTAATTAGTTTTATATCAAAACTGTTAGAACAGATTGATCCTATAGAAAAACTATCACTAGGATTAACTGATTCCTCCAAATTCATTTCATATATTTGATTTCCACTATATTCTTTATCTCTTATAATAACCTTAGCATTAAATTTTCTTCCTTGTAACTTATTTATTTCTTTATTAAATGCTTCTGATACTTTAAACAAATACTAACCCCCTTTCCTAAAGATTAATATTTATATTATTCCTCTATCATAAAGTCAATACACATTAACTCTCCTGGACTCATTTCATAACCATTTAATAATTCAATATTAAATTTATGTATATCCATTTCAACTTCAATTTCTTGTAATTCATTAATTTCTTTATTAAAATACTCTAATCTTTCTGGATCAATATCATAATTTCCCTCTGTTATTTTTAGAGTTCCATCATCTTCTTTTAAACAATATTCTTCTATTAATTTTTGCCTTTCTTTATTATAGTGTTTTAATTCTCTTTCAACTTTAGATATATTCTTGCCTATAGCATAAGAAACTTTAACTGGTAACTTTCTTGAACTTATTTCTCCTAATACATTAACTTTTTCTAATATTTCTTTATTTGTTAATTTAACCATCCTTATATCCTTCTTTCTTAAATTTTTGTATAAAAAAAGAGCCTACAAAATGTAAACTCTTATAAAAACTAAAGTACAAAACAATTTAATCCTTCACCAACTTCTGTAGCCTTTGCTCTGAATTTTTGAACCTCAACTTGAACTAATTGAGAATTTGCTAAGAATAAATCCATATTAGTAGGATATGTTTGAATATTAGCAATAGTATTTTGAGTTAAACTACAATTCATTGTTAGTATTGTTTGTTTCATTCCATCTTTCTCTATTTCTACTGTTCCATTTAAATTAGTAGATTCTATTATTGTGCTTGTTACTTTTACATTTTCTTCTGACATTTTAATTCCTTCTTTCATTTTTATATTTCTATTAAATTCATAGACAAACCTTGCCATAAATTATTGTCAAAATCAATAGCAGGAGTACTTCTATCTCCTACATAAAAATTTTTAGTTGTAATTCCTTCTTGTGGATCCGGATAAGTAACTGAAAATTCTGTTCCACTTACTGATTGTAATATTGTTTTAATCTCATTAGATGTTAAAGGTCCCCATTCACACTCAAGTTTTCTAGTAACTCTTATTCTATCTCTAAGCATTACACCTAATAAATTTCTTCCTGTATTTTCTCCATCTAAATCCATTATGTTAACTTTAAAACTTTTTGGAGAAGCAACTGCTACTCCATTTATACTAATTCCTATAGTTGCCACCTCCTAAAGATTTAATAATTGCTCTCCAGCTTGTCTATTTACTTTATTTATAGCTTCTATAGCAATTCTACCTAAATCAGTATCTTTTATTCTTAATATTAAATCTCCACTTTCTTGTGAATTTGAATTATTACTATAACTATTATCTCTTTTATTCTTCATAGCTTCTAAAATAGCCTCTATAATAATTTCTTTAAATTTTTCATAATCATTAGCATTAACACCCTTAGTATTATTACTATCAATATTTTGTCCTAACATTGTTAAATCCGGTTGTTGTAATAAGCTACTAGATGTTAGCAACATATTATTTATTCTTTCAAAAAGCTTGTTAGCAAGTAAATTAAGTCCACCGGTGTTATTTTCTAATGGCACTACTGCCTCTGTTCCAGCTTCTCCAACTACCGCTTGTGTAGGTTTATCTACTATACCACCTTTAGCCAAGTATGGTATTTTAGCTATGTTAACTCCAAAGTGCTTACCACCAATACCAGGAATCCAATCTGGAGTAGTAAAACTAATTTTGTTTAAACCATCTATAGCCATATTAATTAGCCCAATAACGGAGTTTAGAGGCGCTTTAATTACAGAACCTAATCCACTCATTATACCTTTGAAAATATCTACAACGCCATGCCAAGCTCTGCTCCAGTTTCCAGTAAATACTCCGGTTACAAAGTCTATTATTCCACCAAATATTTTTTTGATAGATTGAAAAACATTATCTACATTTTTTAAGAAAAGATTTAATAGATTCCCTAATACTCCAAAACAATTTGACCAATCTGTTTGGAAAACATTCCTTAACCATTCTTTAAAGCTATTAAATATGTCTTTTATTTTTCCCCATATTTCTATAGCTTTAGCTTTTACAAAGTCCCAATTTTTATATAAAGCTACTCCAATAGCTATTATTGCTGTTATAGCAACTATTGCAATTCCTATTGGACTTGTTAAAAATGCTATTGCTCCACCTAGTAATGTTGTTGCTGTAGTACTTATTTTTGCTACAGTTGTCCAAATTGTTTGAGCTATTGTCCATAAAGTTAATGCTCCTTTAACTATTAGTATAGAAGCACCAAGACTTCCTAAAACAATAATAATTGTATCTAATACTGGCTTTCCACTACCCATTAACCAATTTATTAAGTTGCTAAACGCATCTAAAACAATTCCTAATATATCTGCTAATTTAGCTAGAACTGGAGCTATCATGTTTACAAACCAATTAACCATAGGAGCAACAAAATTAGTATAAATATACCCAGCTAATTCAAATATTTTTGCACCTAGCCTTATAAATCCCTGGAATAAATGACTACCTCCATTATCCCAAACATAAATTAATTTTTGAGTTAAATTTTCTAATACTCCTGATGTTGCATTTAATATTTGCATGAATGTAGTTGCTAATCCAGGACCAATTTCTCCCCAAACTTGCCTTAAAGAATCTCCCATATGCTTAATTAATGTAAGTGCATTTAAAAGAGCATTTGCTAAAGATTGAACTATAGCTGTTCCTATTCCTCCAGCATTCCAAGCATCTGCAAATGTAATTGCTATATCTCCAACTATATTAAATATGTTTTGTAAAATTTGTAGAATAACTACAAGTATTTTTTCTCCCGTTCCATTAGTCCATACTTCTAAAAAACTAATACCTATAGCTTTTATAAGCTCCCAAACTCCATGTAATGCATATTTAATACTTGCAATTGTTGCAGCTCCTTCTCTTGCCCATGCATTTTTAAAAGGTTGAAATATTTTAGATATAATATCTTTTAGCTTTTCTACCATAGCATTTATTTTTTGCATTGCTACACTTGTTGGACTTAAATCTATATCTGGAGCAACCATTGGTATCGGATCTATTCCTCCACCACCGCCTCCTCCTTTTGGAGCCTTTGGAGCTTTATCAGAATCATCTGGAATACTTAATTTATTTATTTCATCAAATCCAGCTAAGGACCTTTGTATTTTCTTTTTTGTCTTTTCTGCCGAATCTCCTATTTTATCTACTGCTCCAGATGTTTTTTTACCTTGCTTTTCCATATTCTTCATTGAAGCTATAGAAGCATTCATACTTTTAGCAGCACCAAAACTAGCTTGATATGTTTTACCAAATATAGCACTTATAAAAGCTGCAATATATGCGGTTACTGTTGCTAATGCACTCATAAGAGCATTAAGTGCTGGTAGAACTGCTTGATAGATTGGCATAAATGCAACCATAAGATTAGTTCTAATTTGTGCTAAACTGTTTGCAAACTGAGCATTAGTCATTAAAGCACTTCCTATATAACTAGCAACAGTGTTTATCCCCTTCATTACTAAAGGGAATACTATTCCCCACCTAAACATACTATCAATAAACATCCCTGTTGCACTTCTAGCACCATTCATATTTTCTCTATATCGTCTAGTAGAGTTATTAGCATTTCTTAAATTTCTATTTGTTCTACTTGTAGTATTTTCAAGCCTCTTCATACTATTACTTGCTTCATTTAATCCTAAAGTAGAATTCTTAGCTGAATTACCTAATTTCTCAAACTGCCTATCTAAATCAGCTAATTTAAACCCTGTTGCATCAGATTTAGCTATAAGTTTATTTATAACAGCTTCTGTTTTTAATATTTGCTCCTGTAATTTGTTTTTTCTAGCTTGATTAAACGTAGAATTATAAGCAGCCTTCAATCCTGATAATTTTTCTTGTTGCTGCTCTATTGATCTATTAGTTATCTCTAAACTATTAGAAAGATTTTCAATCTTAGATTTTATAGATTCTAAATCTCCAACATTACTTTTTGGTGGTCCTCTTCTACTTATTGGTTGCGTTGCTACCTTGCTACTAGGCATTGCAATATTACTAACTGGAGAAAACTGAATAGGAATTTTTATTTCTTTAGATTTAGCTATTATACTTCTTATAGCATCTAAAGCTTTTGATTTTATTTCTTCTATTGTCTTAAGAATATTAGCTTTACTTTTCTCAACACTAGATTTTATAGTTTCATCAATATTATTCATTCCTTTATTTAAAGATTCAGAAATTCCTTTTGTTATTGAATTAAAATCAAATTTTCCTGTTATTCCTTCTAGCGACTTACTTATTTGACTACCTATAGCACTAGCCATCTTTTCTATTTGTTTTCCTATATCACCATCTTGTATCTCTAAATCAAGACCAATTTTCCCTACTGAATCTGCATCTGCCATTACCTCACCACCTTTCTTAAAATAAAAAAGACATTTAGTTTTAACTAAACGCCTGTTTAAGAATTTCTTGTATTTCTTTTATTTGCTCCTCTTTTTCTTCATCTGTCATTTGCTCTACCTCTCTACTTCTCCATTCATCACGAATTTTATGTTGTTCCTCTGAAAAGTTCTTAAGCATATTTTCATCTTCTTCACTTCTTATGGAAACAATTTGACCTAATGGAGTTTTAGGCATTATTCCACTAAGCAAAGTACAAAATTCATCCCAACTCATATCTGGCTCATTCCTAAGCCTTATTCCGTATTGAGCTGTAAAAGAAGCCTCTATAAGCTCCCAATCTTCAAATAAATCATACCATTGATTATTTTTCACTTTCTTGAAATCGCTTAGCCTCTTTCTTGCTTAATTCTTCAATCTCTTCAAGTTCAACATTAGATACCGCAGCCATTATTACATTAAGTATTGCTTCATATTGTGCCATACTCCACTCTTCGCCTTTACTATCTATATACTCAAAAGCTTCTTGACCTAGAGAAGCCTTTATTATTTTATTCATAAACTCCATTTCATCATAATTTTTGTCGCCTTTTTTATCATTTCCTCTAGCTAACGATTGAATATATATAGCATTATTCTTAGTATTATTAATTTTATACTCATGCTCTTCATCTATTTTTACTGTTGGTTTTACATTAACCATTTTATTCATTATGTTATATACTTTTGCCATTATTATATCCTCCTATTATTCTCCTGCTCCTGGTGTGTATGTTGGTTTCCCATCACCTTTAAGTTCAAATTCTAATGGTGCAACCTTTGTACTATCATCTCCACCAATATTTTTAACATCAATTACACAATCAAATGTTATTTTTGAACCATCAGGGAACTCCATTTCTCCTTTGGTACTACAATCCAATCCATCTTTCCATGCTGTTGCTGCAACATAATCATTACCTGGATCACCAACATTTCTTTTTCCTTTTAAAGATATAGAGAAACTCTTTCCTGTCATTAAACTTCTTGCCCATCCTGATGTTGTCATAGGTGTCCAATCCTCTACCTTACCATCAATTTTGATACCAAAGTTCTCCATATCAGCAATAGGTTGCATATCTTGAGATTGACTTGCCTTTCCTTTTGTACCTATCTTAAATTTAAGATTATATACTGGAAAAACTCCTGTAAATGCTGTCATATTTATTCACTACCTTTCATGTATTATATTTACTTCTATTACATATTCATATATGTTATTTTTATCTGTTCCAACTCCTATAGGTTCGCTAGTTCGCATATCAAAATCTATAACTCTTTTCCCACCTATAACAGCTTCTTGGCCAAATAAAGCGTTAAATACTTCTTGAGCTTTTTGTTCTGCTATATTAGCATTCTTTCCCCAATGAACTAATATAGAAATAGCCTTAGTGGAATAGTTTGTATTTTCTAATCCACCTAAAGCTATATGATTTCTTGGTCCTCTTATACTATAGATACCTATACATTGTTCTTTAGTTGCATCTATCTTTCCTATATACCATTGAGGACATTCTATTTTAGTTTTTAAATATTCTCTTATTTCACTTAGTAACATTACTTTATCACTCCTTTACTAAACATTTTAAAAAAGTGTTTATATGTATCTGTTACAAATTCTTTATTATCTCCATCAATATAAGATTGCATCCATTTACCTTGTGCATTTATATTCTTATCATGCCTAAAGTTATATTCCGGATGCCAGTACAACCTTCTCGCATATGGTGTATCAAAAATTATGGATGTTACTCCAGAATCTATTCTTGATAGATCAACAAAACCACTTCTTTCAAGTTCTCCAGTATCCTTAGGAACTACAGCACTTGTTTTAATATCACTTAATATAGCCTCTGTAGTTTCTTCTAAAGCTTTATTCCTAGCATTTATTAAAGTGTTTATCTTAGTTCTATCTAATTTTATTGTTACTTTAGCTTTCATTATATAAGCTCCAATTCAGTACTAAAAACAGAACCGTCTGGATTTCTTGGTCTTGATGACTTAAATATATCTTTTTTTATTTCTCCAATCTCTATATATCCTTCAATTAACTTATTAGGATAAATATCACCCTCAATAATAACTTTTCCACTTAATGTTACAAGCTTACGTTCTGAATCAAGGGTTTGTCTGCTCTTTTCATTATAATTACATAATCCATCATAAATTAAGGTTGGTTCAGGCTCTCCATCATCATTAATAAATGTTTGATAGACTTTTATTGGAGTATTCAATATCCACTTAGGAAACGGTAACTTAACCCCCATAACTATAACCTCCTACTATTTAAACCAGTTTGAGATATATAATTGATAACTTCTTTAGTTGTAGTTATCCCATTTACAATACTTCCATTAAAACTAACAGATGTACTCCCTGCTGAATAACCACTTAAAGGCATATTAATAAACTCACCATATTGCTCTATAAATTCAGCTTGTAAACAAACTGCTTTTTTTATTTTATCTTGTTGAAATGGAGATAAATTTTCAAATCCTATTCCTATTATTCTGTTATAGGTTAAAACATCTATTTGATCCGCTGCTCTTTCTAATCTGTTTTCTAAAGTATCATCATTAAGAATAATCCCTTTAAAATTCTCTCTGTAATATGAACTATCTACATAATCCATATTATTCACCTTGCTCTGCAGCTTTAATTTTTTCTATTATCCCACTTTGACTTGTAGCTTTTCCTATGTCTATGTTATGTTCATCTGCATAAGATATAAGCTCCTCTACGGACATTTCATCTATACTCTTATCCTTTTTTTCAATATCCTCTTCTACAACACTATAACCATGTTCCTTAAACCAGTTTATTAAGTCTTTACTATCTGTTTCTCCAATTCCATTACAAAAATATACACTAGCACTAATGCCAGTGTATTGTTTGTTTGGTGCTATTATTTTAGCCATATGAAAATCCCTCCTATTTTACTTTAATATTTCTGAATACTCCTGCCGCTTTACTTGCCTTTAGTGCAATAGCTGCATTCATTTCAACCTCACCAGTTTTTACAGCCCCTGCTGTTTTAAAATCAGGTAACCATGTTTGAACTGGCGCTACTCCTGCCATAGATACTCCATGTAATCCATCTATACCTATTCTTGCAACATATAATGATGTTGTTCCTTTTGAAGGATCAGTAGCAACTACATCTTCATTAGAACCTGGTTTTGTACCTAAGTCTACAAAAGGTATATTTCCATAAGATTCTACTTGTTGTCCCCAATCATTCTTTGTTACTTGATACATACTTGCTCTTCTAGCACATGCTCTTAATTTAGATATAAGCTTTGTATTACCTGCTATAAATGATGGTGTTCCATCTAATGTAGTTAAGAATTCATCTAACATATCTAAGAAAGCAACATAATTATCTGTTACAGCTTTAGAAGTTGACAAATCAATAACTTTATCTTCACCCGCATTATATTCAGTTGATGAACCTTTTAAAGCTTTTTCTAAACCATCAAATGCTTTACTATCTGTAGCACTATCACCATTTATAAATGTGTCATTAAATAAAGCTTGAGCTGCTTTGATTTTTTGACTTTGTTGTAGTTCTACCTCTGAAATAATACCTCCCATATTAGCTATAACTCTATCAATTTGATAACTACCACCAAATACTTTTATATCTACTGAATGTCTTTCTTTGGTAACTTCACTTGGTGAATATTCTGAATTAATATCCCTAAATTGAGCTGTTGGTTGTGTTTTTAATCTAGTGTATGAGTAAGTAAGTGTTGCTCCTCCACCTGTAGGTGAAACTGCATCATCAAATATTAAATGATCTAAAATCCAATTTGATTTTCTAAATTCATCAATTACTCCCATTTGTAACGCATCTTGTACGTTTAATTTTGCTTCTGCTAATGTTACTGGCATATAAAATCATCTCCTAATAAAATTATTTTTGTATTTGTGATTGAATATGAGATGCTATGGCATCTCTCATACTAATCTGTGTGTCTTGCTGTTTAGAATTACCGTCATTTCCTATTTTAAAACCAGGTAATGGATTGTTATTATTAGTTGTTTCTTGAGCTTTAAATATCTCTGGTTCACTTTCTTGTAAAGATTTTATCCAATCATCAGCCCCTAAAAAACTATCATTTTCTAGTTTAAAATCTTTCTCTAAAAAATCTTTTAAAACTGATTTCTTAACTCTTTCACTAGCAAAATTATGCTTATCCAAAAAGTCTTTTGCTGCAAATTCTCTTTTTTGAGCATCTAACTTATCCTTTAATTCTTGAGTTTCTGTTTCATATTTACTTTTCCATTGTTCTGCACTTGATTTAATACTTTCAATATCCATATCTTTATAAGATTGAATAGTAGTATTAGCTTCTTTTAATTGAGTTTTTGTTGTTTTAAGCTCTGTTTCTTTGGAATCAAATAGCTCTTTCTTTACATACTTAGAACTATCAACTAAATCAATTTCATTATATTTAGTCTTTATATCCTCTGGTAAATTATTAAAGCTATCACCTAATATTTCTTTTAAACTTGCCATTTTCAATCAATCCTTTCTAAGAAATATATTTACTACACAGTTTAAAGTCTTAAGCAGGTTTTGGACAAAATAAAAAAGCCTTAGTTACCTAAGACTTAATCATTTTTATATATTACACTCATATGACATTGCATTTTTAAATATATATTTAAATCCTTTTTTAGTTACATATTCAGCTAGATTATTATTTTCATTAATGTTAATATCGTATATCTTTATATCTTTATTATTGCACCTATCTAAAATCTCCTCAAATTCCGGTTGATCAAATTCTGAGTATGAAAATCCAAAACAAATGATATTCTTTATATTCTTTATATCATATGACATTTGATTATATATTTGTTTTATCCATGATAAATTTCTATATATATTTGTAGAATTAGGTGGAATTAAATCAACTTCAAAACGTGGTTTTAACAGTTCCATTCTTGAAACTTCACTCATAACATATAAACCATTTATACAACATTGATTCTCATTTGTTGTTGCACTCCATATATCTTCTTCTGGCATATGTGCAAAATCTTGGCAAACATCAAAATCTATAGAACCATGTGGTTTATATATTGGAATCATATGTTTTAATATATTAAAATCTTTTAATATTCTATGAGATATTGTAGATACTCTATAATATGAGATTCTTAAAAAATTTAATAAATCTTCTAAGAATAAATCATAATTTAAATCATAAATACCACATATTCTATTTTCATTTTCTTTAAACCACTTTGTCCATTTCCATTCGCTATAATTAATATGCTTTAATCCTTCAATATATAATTTTGAATAGGCATATATAATATACCTTCTCATATAACATAAGTAATTTTGTTTTTCTGAATATTTATTTAATAAATATTCAAATACTTTAAAATCATTGTCTGGGTATATCTTTTTCCCTTCTTCGATTACAATTTCTAATCCTGGCATTTTAGGCATACAATCTATTTTTATATTTTTACATTGAAAATTTGATAATGGTTTACTAGAATTTATTTCAACTCCATTTAGCAAACTAATAGTAAATCCATTTCCTATAATTATTAAACTATCTTTCATAATATTTTATCTCCTATTATACTATATAAATAAAAAAAACTTCTTTTTATTATAACATAAAATGGAATTATTTACAAAAAATCTATATAAAAATACTATGCTCTAAATCTTTTTTATAATCTTTACTCCCCATAATTTGAACTGTTTCATTTAGCTCCATTATTAAACTACCTATTCATAGGTTTCTTCAAAAATATCAGGTTTACAAGGATATAATTCTCCTTTTACACCTTTTATAATGTAATCTCCTACACTTACATGATGAATTCCTTCAAGTGTTTTTATAAATAACTCTGTTGGTGGCGAAACACTATCAAATGAATCAAAATACATATCTGTATTCTTATATGCTTCTATAGCCCACGATGGGATATAAAACTCGCCTTTACTATTCACTAAATCTCCATCATACTTAAAAGCCTCAACTTCAACTGGTTTCTTTCTATACTTAGCCATTATATATTACCTCCCAATTTAAAAATTTATTAAACTTTCTAATAGTGATTTAATTTCCCTAATTAATGAAACTTTGTATGGGTTAATATAAATCCCTTTTTTAATTTCCATGAATGAATCTTTTTCATTCATTTTTACATCTTCAATCTCAGTTATTATTTCTTTAACACTATATTCAGATTCAAATATAATTTCAGTTCCATCACATACAATAAGTATTGGTTTAGTTTCATTTTTCTTATTCATGATTTAATCCTCCTTCTTATCCTTCAATATATCACCAACAGTATTTAATGTTGCTAATATTATTAAAGTAATACAAATTATTAAAGTTATTTGAACTGCTATAGACATATAAAATACCTCCATTAGATTCTTTCTCTATAATGATTTCTCCTAAGCTCTTTATTATTTTCTAAATGATTCTTTAAAACTTTTTCCAATTCTTTAACCTTTTCACTTGCTATTTCTTTATTCTCTTCATCACAAGTACCAGCCTTGAATCTCTTCCACTTTCTTAATTGTCTTTCATAATATCTCTGTTTCTGTTCTACTTCATAAAGTTTAATGGCTTCTTTACCATCTGGTATAGTTGGTATTCTAGTTATACCTGGGAAGTAAGTTGCCAATGTATGCCTACAGTTAGGGTGTAAGAATCCTTTTCCGACAGCCTCACTTAATAATGGATAATCTCCATCCTCTTTAGTACCATGAGAAAATATATCATCAACCAATACTTTTCCTTGCCATGGCTCACACATTTTACAAGTATTATCGTGAGCTGTAACAACTACTAAATGTATTCCATATTCATCTCTTTTCTTACCTTCACCTAAGAATGTAGCTCTTTGACTTGCTGTTCTTAAACACATCTCTGCATAACTAGCAATATTAACTCGTTTACCATCTTTATAAACTATGCTATTTATACCTTTCTCAAGAAAATCCTTAGTAGCCATATCTATAGCTTGATTAATAGTCTTAGCACCACTTTGCAAATATACATGAGTTTTAAATATTGTTTGTCTATATACATCATCCATCTTTCTTAAAACTGACATTTGAGCCTTTTTTAAATCATTTGTAACAGTTTCTTGTAATGCATTAAGTTTCTTTTCATTAATACCAAAGAATTTATCTTCAACTTGTGGAGTAGTTTTTTTGCCTAGTTCTTTAGCAATATATTCTCTAACTGTTTGAGGTTCTTTTATATCCTCTGGAAATTGTATCTTTACTTCATTTATTAACTTCTCAAAATTATCTTGAGCTTGAATAAATTTCCCTTGAATTTCTCTGTTTATAGCTTCTTGAATAGGTTTGTTATATTCCTCAACTAGCTTCTTATTTCTCTTCCTATACTTTTCAATTTCTCTAAGCTTAGTTCTTTGCCATTGCTCCCATTGGAATCCTTCTTTGCTTTGTTCTGCTTGATGAAAATAAAAAGCCCTATGCATACTAGAAATTAAATCAAGTTCCATTTGCTCGAATATATTTCTAATATCATAAGACTTATCTCTTTCCTTTTTAGCATTTTCTTTTATTTTATTTTCAGTAATTCCTCTAAGTATATCAGCTAATAATTGTATATCCTTATCCCTCTTGTCCATCTGTTTCAACCTCATTATCATCAGTATATGACATATCAGAATCATCTACTGTTTTAGGTTCTTCAGCCACAAGATAGCCATTCTGTTCCTTTATTCTTTGTATCTCTTCTTCCTTTTCTTCATCTGTCCATGTATCTCCATACATTTCCTCAATGCACTGCTCTATAGACATTACTCCATATGTTTTAGCTTTACCAATAGTTTCTACTTTATCATTAAAAGATGGTGAAGCATATTCTCCAAAATCTACAGTAATATCTAAATTATCATTAATTGCTTTTCTACTTAAAAATATACTGTTTACTTTTAGCAACGTGTTGATAACTTTGGGAATAATACATTGTAATTCATCAACTATTTTCTTTCTAGTATAGAGAGTAGTTTTTTCCTTCTCTCTTTGTGCCTCTGCATTATCTAGTTTCTTTAAGTCTATTCCTAAAGTTGCAGGGCTTATTATTCCTTGCAAACACATATCTAATGCTTTAGCGTAACTTTCAATAAAAGCTTCATAGCGTATTTCAGGTTGTAACATATCAATTTCATTTTTAGCATCCTCTGATAAGCTTGAGCCAACTTTTATATACTGATTGTCAAAAGGATTAGGCTCCATAATTTGCCCTTGTGAATCTTTAGGTAGTAAATCCTCTGGAATATATTTTTGTACTCTACCACTTCTTATAGCATCTATCCATTGGGATATTATTTCGTCTAAACTATCAAATGAATCTGTTTTATTATCAAATAATGATTTACCTCTACCACTCCATTTTTGAGATTCAAAAAACTTCAAAGGAATGGCCATAATAAATTTTTCTTCATAAGTTACATCTTCTAATCCACCAAGCTCTGGAATTGTGCTTAATGGAACTTCAACACCTTTGGAATCAATAAGTTTATTTCTTATATATCCTTTCCCAAATGTTTCTACTAGCCTATAATTATTATTTTTAACTGTATAATCCGTATAAAATAATACTTCTTGTAATCTACCTCTTTTTACTGAATAATCAACTTTTTCTCCTGAAAAAAACTCTAAAATAGGATATGGTGTAATATCTGTATCAATAGTTATTTTAAATGCTCCATCTCCAGTGACAAGTGTTTCTATTAGAGATTGTTTTAATAACTTTTCAAACTCATTGTCTTTTCCTATTTGCTCCCATAAATTTAACACTTCTTCATCTTCTATTGATATATTGCTTATATCACTTATAACAATATCAGCTAAAGTTTCAACTATTATTGCAGGTAATCCTGAATGCATCTTTCTTATATTTAATTTTTCACTTGGAACTGCAGCCCAAAATCTACTTCTACTTACTTGATCCACTATAGTACCTTTAAAAAATTGGTCTAACTCTGATGGATCCCCTCTATACCACATTCTATTTTTCATAACATTACCTTCAAAAGACAAAGGTTCTTTTATTATTACAGGTTTAGATATAGCAGGTTGTATATTTAATAACTTTATAGCAGCATTAGTTAACATACTCTTAAACCACCCCATTTTAATACCTCATTAACCTACGTAAGTTCTTCTTTCTAATCCTATATTTCTTAGAATGCTTAATTAGATAGATGATTCTTTTATTTTTATTAATAATATAATCTTTTAGATAATTAACTATATTCATAAATAACTTTTTAATGGTATTTATGAATGTTTTCAATCTATTTACAAGATTACTTATAAAGCTCTTAACCTTATCACTATCCATTTCTATTCCTCCTTATAATCTCCTATCAATTTTCTAAAAGGTATCCATGCATACTGACTAGAGTTAATTGTATGGTCGTTTGCATCTTCTGGCTCATATTTATCCTCTTTCCATGAATAGCACTCTAACTCTCTTATATGCTCCTTACAACTATCTAAAACATAATAAAATACTTTACCATTGGTATTAATCCATCCTAGAGCTAAATGTATTCTATCTAATATAGTTACTTTCTTATAAGAGTTAATAAAGTTATACATACATGGATTAGTTCTTTTAAACTTCTTAAGCTCCATTATAGTTGCTTGGTCTGCTGAATCTACAAATACATCTCTAGCAAATCCCCATTCATTTCTATTCTTCTCTAAGAACTTAAAATATTTAGGAGCTATATCACTAGGAGCTAATGGAGTTTCTAAGTCTTTATTGTTATATACCTCTTCATCTAATACAAATAACTCTTTCTTATCTGTAATACCTAAGAAAGTAAATGCAAAGGTATCAGGACTATTTTGAGAATATGCTGTATCTAATCCTGCTGTAAATTGAACAAACTTTAATTTCTTTTCTTTTATTTGTTTAATAATACAATCTTTAGATAATACATTATTCTTTCTTTCAAAATTAGAGAATATTAATCCTGTTGCTCTTCCTCTTAACCCTAGTATCTTATTCTTATATAGCTTAGTACCTTTAGGAGCACTCGTCTTTTTCTTTTCAATAGCTTCTTCATCTAAAGATGCATTATCATAGAAAGTAAAAAACCAGTAGGTCCAATTAGGTTTCTCTTCTGAATTGAGTTTCCCTAATATTTCTACTGGTACATCTTTCTTATATTTTTCTAATGGTCTACAACAATTAATAAATTCTGAATATATAGGTAAGTTAGGATCATCTGGATTAAGTGTCATCATAAGATAATCATTTCTAGTACATATCTCTCTAACAAATTCAATACTAGCTGTGTTAACCTCATCTATGAGTACACATCCAAATTGAGAACCTAAGGCCATTTTCCACTTATCTACGTTATCATAACCTAGTATGTATATTATTTTCTCACCATTAGGAGTTATATATCTTATATGAGGTATTTTATTATCTTTATCACCATTACCGTTATACTTGACTAAATCACCAAATACATCAGTAATCCCATACTCTTTTTGTATTAAGTTCTTTTCAGCAACTCCAGTTGTTTTAGCAGCAATAACATGCATTTTCTTAGGAGATTCCGCAACCATCAGCATAAACTTTAATATTCCTACTGTAGTTTTTCCTGCTGCTGTTGTTCCCTCCAATGCTTCTACTGGTGCTCTATGCTCTAAAAAATCTAAATACTTAGCTGATAGCCTATATTCATTACTCATTTTTATTTCTTTCCTTAATTTGTCTTAATATAGAATCTAACTTAGCTGTAGAGTTAGTATTGTTCTTAGAATTATCTTTAACTATTCTTGATTTTAATACTTCAAGTTCTGCTTTCTGCCTATCAGTAGCTATATTCATGTGTTTTGTTAACCAATCTAAAGCTTTCATTCCATCTTTTAACTTAACACTTATTCCATCTTTACCCTCTTTAACTTCACTTAATAATGAGGTATCTACATCGCTACTCTCATTGAGTTCAATAAAGTTATATTCATAGAAATCTTGCTGTCCTGTATCAGGATCAATTACTGCTATAAACTCTCCATCTTTATTTTTAGTCCATTTGTTTTTTCTCCTTCTACCAAACTTTAAATAATCTCCAATATTAGCATAAGCAATATCTAAGTATCTCTGAAATATATCTTCTTCGCTTATCATAGCTCTATTAAGTTTATGCCTCTTAAGATTTTCGATTTCTTTTCTGATACTATCATTTTCCATCAATCTGTACCCATTAGATAGTGCTGATTCATAACTACATTCATAGGCTTTTTTATAAGCTTTTGCAGCATTAAAACAATTTATATAATAAATGCAAAAAAGCCTTTGTCTATCAGTAAGTTCAGCGTTTTTCAACACCTCATTTACTTCTTCTACAATAGGCTTTTTCTTCTCTATTTTTTTATTATTTTCTTTAAATGAACGTTCACTATTTTTATCCGAACGTTCATTATCCCAATTATAAGTTTTCTTCCATCTTCGTACTGTACTAGATGGTATATCTAATTCTTTTGATATATCTATAAGCTTATATCCTTTTTTAAATAACTCATAAGCTTTATTTACATTTTCATTAGGTGCTCTTGCCACTTCATTACTTCACCTTCTTTCTAAAATCAACTCATATTCCTTATATTGTTTAAATATAAATATAATATAAACCTAAAGGAGGCGATTAAATGTATAGAATAGGAACTAAATGTCCTAAAGGTGGTATTTATAAGTGCTCTAAATGTGGACATGAAAGAGCTATAGGTCAAGGAGATACATTCCCACCATGTACTAGCTGTAAACAACCAGGAATCACATGGATTCTTGTTAGAGCTACTAAAAATTAACCCAAACAAAAGAACCTATAAAGTTTTATAGGTTCTTTTACTATGTAATCCCATCCTAGAGGGTTATAAAATTTAAATGGAGGGAACAGAGAGAATTGAACTCCCATTCGTTGGTTAACAGCCAACCGTTCTACCATTGAACTATATTCCCACAAGAAGGATTTCTCCTTCTTTAAAGTAAAAAGGGTATTTAGAATTTTAAAGGGTATCAAAATTTATGAGAAGTATAATTTAGGAAGGCATTGGATTCGAACCAACTTTTGCACCCCCAACTGGAGACCTTCCATGTGCAAGGCATTTCTGCCTTGCTTTATATATCCGAATTTTAAAAGGAGGTGTGTATATCATACACAAAATACAATAAACTATTAACCCTGTCCACAATATTAATTTTACTACAAACATTCATTTAAATTTATCAACTTTTTATCATTTTTTTATCATTTTTCGTCTTTTTTCCTATAAACATTAATGTATTTTTATAATCTGCAACCTTCTCAATAACTTCTTCCCTTTTCCTATAAGCTGTTGCTTGAGCTATGTTTAAACTTCTTGATATTGCTATTGGACTTTTACCATCTCCATATTTCAATTCTATATATCTTCTATCTTCTTCATTTAATGTTTTTAAATTCAAATCCATATCTTCAACAAAATCATTTAAATATCTAATATCAGCTTTTATTCTAAATATTTTCTTAGTGATAGTTATATGTTCTCTCTCTAATTTCCCTATCTCCTTACATATTTGACTTTCCGCAAAACTTATGCCATTAGATGATGTTTGAACTCTTTCAGATATTCCAGTTCCATTCTGATAATAATCTATGGTAACATTAGCATTTTTTATATCTTCTTCTATTCCAATTAACCTATTTTCTAAATATCCTACTCTCTCTTTTAAACGATATATCTTCTTTTTATATTTAAAATATCTATACAAAGCTCCTTCTGTCTTTTTAAATAATACCTTATCCATGTTTCTATTGCTCCTTAGTTATCTATTTTAAACTGCTATTTTTAAAATACTTGATTTAATGTTCTTTATATATTTATCAACGAACTCTTTAACTTCTTTATTTTCTTTATAACTTTCATTTCTCTTAGTTCTACATTGGATTAATCTATCTTTTTTTATTTCTAATGTATAGAAAGGTTTTTCAATATTATCTTTTTCTCTAACAAATAATATAGTTGTTTTATTATTGGCTACACTTTTTATATAACTTCCTACACAATGATTTAATGCTTGTCCCTCTTTTATTAAATCTATAGGTTTTTGTGGCTTTACAATTATATATTTTTCTGATTCGTAATTATATTCCTCTCCTAAATTTTTATAATGCTCTACAAATCCAACGTAATTTTTATTTTGTTCCAACTTAATAACTAAATCTGATGCTATGTCATGAGCTTCATTAAAATCTCTAGGGAATATAACCATATCTTTAGTTAAATCATATTTTAATTTAACTGCATTATTTATATAGTCTGCATAATCCCTTAACCTATCGTCAAATTCTCCATGTAATTTTTCAATGTATTTTATAAGCTTACTTGGAGTTTTATTTATTTCCTTTAATATATATAAAAGTTGTTCCCAATAAATTTTCTTTTCTATTATTATATTAAGTTCTTCATCAGTTAGTTTTACTTTATCTTCATAGAATCCCTTTATTATTTTATAAGTACTCATATTAGCATTAAGTTCTTGCAATCTTTTTAAATTCACCTTATCAACACCTAGAATTTCTTTAATATTATTTCCATCTGGATTTATTCCAACGTCATAAAAAATAGAACTATAGTCTGCAGCTAAATTATAAAGTTTCAACTTAACCAAATACTCCAGGAATTTCTCTGTTTTATACTTTCTTAAATATCCCATAACATCAAATGTTGTTTCCTTGGCCAATAACTCAATTGCTGAATACTTAAACTCTGTATCTTTTAGAAAATCTAAATTATTAAAATATAAACTACTTTGCCATATATTAAATTTTCCTATAGCATCACACCATCTTACATTGCCTGTTTGTTTAAAATCTGTATATTCATATTTCTTTACATTATCTTTATTGATGAAAACTCTTAAAAGCTCCCAGTATTGAAAAGTTGGTTTTTTAAAATGGTCAAAATAACTTTTCTTTGAACGAAAATATCTTATAAGCACACCCTCATCTGTCTTTTGCATTAATGATAAATATGTTTCATCATGTACATTTTTTGATTTACCTAGAACTTTGTACCTTATTCTACACTTACAATTAGGACATATACCTTCTTTGTTATGCTTAGGTGATTCAATCTCAACATCACTTTTACAATGCGTACAATATCCTTTTAGTTTCTTTTTAGGTCTATATTCATAGTAAATATACTGACTAAACTTAAATGCTTCCTTATCAATCCATTCTTCAAAATCCTCTGGTAATTCTTCTACACATTCCATTTCCTTATCAATTCTATCTGTTATTTTTTTATGCTTTAGGCTTAATCTATAAGCCTGGATTTTCATCTGAAGTCTTTCTATATTTGTCAATGGATCTTCTTCTGTTTTAATTCCTGAATTTGCAATATAAGAATTAATAATATTTTTACTCCTATCATTTATGAATATATATCTTTTGGTATAGCACCTATTATAATATCCATAAAGTCCTAGCATATTATAAAATGCACCTGTTAACCACTTATTTTCTCTTAAATCTTGAGTTATATAATCATCCTTACTTTGAAAAATTCTCTTTGTAGGTATCAATATCCCTTTTTTAACATCCTCATTTTTAAATATATTAAGCACTAATATATCATCATGTACTTGAGGTACTATGTTAAATTCAAATTGGCCAATATCAAACCTTAACTGCTTACTATTTTCCCCATAAATATTTTCATCTAAATTAAGTATCTCAATTCTTCTTAAATCCCTCTTGTTCATTTTAAACACCTTCTTATAAATCAAATATTGATATTTGATTATCTATTATGTTATCTGCTTTATTTTTCTTCACTTTACCCTTAGATGTATTTTCTTTCTTGGCCTTAAAATCAATAACATTACTTTCTTTTTTAATCTCTTCTTTTCTCTCTTTCTTTGAATTATTTACATTTCCAAAGTAACTTTCTGCTATGTTATAAACTACATCATCATCTATCCAACCATTTTTACCATTAAGCTTTTTCCTAACCTCTTCGTATATATAACCAAATAATTTATCAGTATTTGTTTTATTTACTAAAATACAAAAATCATTATCCTCTTTACACTTACTAATCAACCATTTTTTAATAGGAGCACTTGGAACTCTTCCATCATCTTTAATTGACTTAATTTTGTCTATTGATTCTTTCAACTTTAACACCTCTCTTAATATTTCCTATAATAATGAACTATCCATTAGCAACACAAGATATTCATATCCTCCATTAGTTGTTGGATTTCTAAACTCGCTTACCGCCTTATAAAAATCCTGTACTTTTTCTTGTACAGTTTCACAACCTTCAATTTCACCTTTTTTATATTTTTCTAAAGCTTCTTTTCTAGTAATTATTCTTGGCTCTAACTCCTCATCTTCTATATCAGCAACAACTTCTTTATAACCTTTAATTGCATTTTCCATATTTTCAGCTGCAACTAATGCATAATATTCAAACCCTCCGAAATCATAAAAGTTAACTTCTATCAGACTATATAACTCTTTTCTCTCCATTTCTATTCCTCCACGTACAGTAACAATTCTTCTTTAATCTTTTTCACGAACTCTTCTTTTGTAGGTTTTTTATTTGTATTCCAATTATCCACATAAGCTATTACACATTCTTCAAAAACACAGCAATTAGTACACTCTTCCATATTTTCACACGCATAATATTGTCTTTCTAAAACTTCATCTAAAGCTTTTTCATATTTACTCATAATTACTCTCCTACTCTTCTATTTCTGTAGAACTAAGCACATTCATAATCTTTTCAAAACACTTTTCACAGATATATCTCTTTAATTTAACTTCTTTGTTTTCTACTATTAATGTAGATCTATGCCAGCACTTATCACATTGGCAAAAACCTAATAAACCTTTTATTT